TCAGCCCCCCATGTCCCGGTCCATGAGGTCCTGCAGATCCTCGTCGTCTTCGCGGAGCCGCTGAGCCAAGTATTCGGCTGGGCTCATGTGCGGGAATGCTGCGCGGGGCAGGCCGGCGTTGAGCCTTGGTTGCTCTCCCTTGGCCTTGGCGATTGCGGCGCAGGCGGCCCCGAGCGGGCTGTCTGCATCGCAATGGATGCCGAACTCGGCAACCATCCCTTCCAGCGCTTCCAGTAGCTCCGGCGCGGCGGCGATCAGGCGGGCGTTGGCGTAATCTTCGTCATCCGCGACTTCGGAGTGCCCAAGCGTGCTGATATGTTGGGGAAGAGGGCGGCGCGGAATCACCACGATGGTTTCGTCCACAAGGTGCGGTGCCCACGGCCCGGGCGTGTGTTTCGTCGTCATTCGTCTCTCCAGCAGCGCGACATCCAGAAGTCGCCGATCAGTGCAATCAGGTAGAGGGCGGCCGCGCCCCAGATGGCGTAGGCGGTCACAGGTAGCTCTCTGCTTCTTCCGGGTCCATTTCGGCCAGCAGGTCGTTGGCGGTCTTCTCGATGTGGGCTTCTAGCTGGCCCTGCACGAACGACTGGATGCGCGGGCTTGCGTCGGCCGCCAGGATCACCAGAGCCGCGCCGGCCTGGTTGTCGGCCAGCGCGTTCAACAGGCTCTCGCCCCAGATGCGGGCCGACAGGCCAAAGGCGCCGGCGGTCTGGTTGGACAAGCACGCACGGACCGCGGCGACTGCAAAAGCGCGGGACACGGTGGGTGCGTCTTCGTCGTACTCGTTCGACAGAGCCCCGGGCGGCGCGGTGCGGGCCGGGTCGTCGCCCAGCTGTTCGAAGTGTTGGCGGGCGTTCATGTCAGTTCCGTCCTTCGTTCTCGTAGGCAGCAGCCAGGACGCCAGCGCGCGGCGCGGCGGGCATGCGGCGGGCCGCCAGCAAGCGGGCGAAGTAATGCGGGATCAGTGCCGCGCGCAGAGACAAGAAGTCCGTACCCACGTCGCACGCGACGCGCAGCGCTGCGCGGGCCGCCGGGCTGACTGGGCCGCTGAAGCGATCGCCGAACCAGAACCGACGTTCCTTGAACAGCGCGTCCTGCGCGCGCTGGCGGTTCGCTGGGTTCACGCGGTAGACCGGATGACGGTCCCGCGAGTAGTCGCGCACCACGGCGCGCAGCTTCGACACGTTCAGCAGGTATTCCTGGCCAACTGCGCCGATACGCGCGGCGCGGCGTTTGATGCGGTTCTGGTTCATGGAAGTCTCCAAGCCCCGGCACTCGGGGCGGGTTGCTCAAGCTATGAAGTACCGGGGAGATCAGTGGAAGCTCACGGCGCCGCCGTCAGCCGCCATCTCGAAGACGGCACGGAACTCGCCGTATAGCGTGTAGAAGCGCGACCCGTGATCACTGCTATGCGCCTTGGCTTTAGCGTCGAACTCAGCGAAGTCGTGGGCCAGCTTGGCGGACACGGCGGTGCCGATAGTTCCTTCGCAGTCCGAGAAGTTGATCAACTCGGCAAAAGGCCCTTGCGCGCCGTTCCAACATTCGACACAGTGACTTTCCTGATCCCTGCCGAACTGCTTGAAAGTTCCCTTGCGATACCCGGCAACTTTCGCGAGTTCTTCGCGCCAAGCGTTGTAGCCGCCATAACCAACAGAGAGGCCCACGGCGTCTTCGCCCAAGTACACCCCTCGGTTCTCGATGTCGTCAGCGCGGCCGGGGAAGTCGGGGTTGTGGTAGGCCCTGAAGTCGTACGCCAGCGGCTCTCGCGAGGTCGGGTCGATGGCGTCTCCGCCATCGTCAAACACCGCGTCAAGCTTCTTGATGCGCGCATAGGCGCTCACGTCTAAGCCCATCTCATCTCCTTTGCCATTAGGCTGATCCCCGGGGTGGGGAGGATTCATTCGTCAGCCGGCGCTCAAGGAACGGGCTGACGGATAATTCCGGGGCAGGGCACCCCTGGCTACTCCCGCTCATCGCGGCTCCAGGTAGTGCGCTGCCTCTTCAATCCCGTGCACGCCCTATGCGATCCCCACTTGGGATCAAGGCGTGTCGGTGATAGCCCCCGGTCTATTCATTCAGGCGTGGGGGATTGCCACCTGCGCTTACCGGCCGCTAGCGGCTTTAGGCGTGTTCCATGGCTTGCTGGTTGTGAAAGAGCGGGGTGTTGCCGGCGCCTCGAGAAGTTCGGAAAGGCGTTGAAGAGATGGTAGCTAACGCTACGCTTTACGGCAATAGCAAATGCTACGCTTTTTTGTAACGGACGAAAAAAAGCCCGCTCGGGGCGGGCTTCTCTACAAGCGAGGGAGGATTAGGAGGGCATTCTTACGCCCGCGCCTTTTAGCTTCTCGGTGGCGGCGTCGACCTTCGAAGAGAAGTCTTTCTGGCCGGTGACGCGCTTCACAGCTTTCATGCAGGCGGCCCCAGGCGTGGTGCATTCAGTGGGCTGAAGGTAGTCCCCAATGGCAACGACAACAGATGCCATCTTGGCCGCGACCTCATCTGAACCCACGCCGGACAGTAGGAGGTCCAGGCGCCGAACCAATTTTTTTGATTCGCGTTTTGCGACCATCTCCGCGGGCAGACAATCCTTCAACATTGCCGTGCCCATGATTGAGCCATTGCCGATACATACGAGGCGCACAAGCT